CAGCCAGACCCTACGCAGGAACAGCTTAAAGCACTTGAGCTGGAAAATCTTCAACTTAATAATGAAAAACTTAAAGCTGATATTGCAGATAAGTATGCTAGGGCAGACGAGAATACTGTAGATGCAGAGCTTAAACGAAATAAGGCTTCAGTAGAAGCAGCTAAAGCCCGTAAGCTAGGTAGTGACGCTGATCTTAGTGATCTTAAGTTTCTTAAAGAAGATGAAGGTTACGCACACCTAGAAAGGGTAGAGCTTGAAGACCTTAAACATGCACAGAGGTTGGCAGAAAAAGCTGCAGCACATAGAGATAACCTAGAACAAATGCTAGCCCAAACTGTGGCAGGCGACACGAACATAGGGGTAACAATGTAATGGGTGCTATTGACGATATTATAGAGCGCAAGGCAGCTGCCGCCCAACAAAGAGCGGACCTAGCTGAGTTTTCGGCTATGAAAAAGGCTTTACAAGAAAATGACCAGTCGAGAGCTATGCAAGACGCTTATGACCTAGGCGCTGCAGATGTAGAAAGTATTCTTTCCCAGAGAGAAGCCTACAGAAACAAGGGGGTATATGGTGCTACAGTAAGTGACGCAGCGTTTGGCACTGGTAGCCCTAAAGGTGCTATGTCCCAAAAGATGGGTGGTGATATACCCAGCTGGTTGGCAGACACTATTATAGGTGCTGGAGATGCCGTTTCTTCTGGTATGGACACAGTAAGTAGCTTCTTTATGGATGCTGCACTGCCTACCCCAGAGGAAGATGCAAATAATGCAGCTCTAGGATCGGCCTTAGAGAAAAGTATGTCACAGAGTTCTACTTGGAAACCTTCCGCCCCTCTTAATGAAAATTCTCCTGAAGTTTCAAAGGAAGAGATGAAAAGATTTTCAAATATATTCTACGATAATAAAAAAGGTCCAATGCCTTTGACTGATGAAGAAACAAACAATGCTTACGTTCTAATGAAGAGCGATAAGGACTTTACGGACGATGAAATTCGTTCAATGGCTAAAAACAAATAATCCACTTTAGGAATTTATCATGGAAGGTCTAGCACAAGAATTAGCAGGTCCCGCACCAACACAAGGGCAAGGCATGCCTAGAGTGGAAGAAATAGTACAGCTATTACTAGAAGGAGCAAATCCTGAAGAACTAGTTCAAATGGGTGTTCCTCCTGAACTTATTATGCAAGCTATTGAGATTATAGAGCAGCAGATGGCTGCACAATCGCAAGGACAAGGTGCCCAGTTACCCCCACAAAGTGGTATGGCACAAGAGCCTGGACTTGCCCAGTCAATGAGCGGTACGTAATGGAAGAGGGGCTAGCTCAAAATATGGTGTATGGCAGCGGTAGCGGTAACACTACCAAGCACCACTACGCCGGAGTTATTAAAAATAAAGGTAAGAAGTTAAAGAAACCTTATGATAGAAAAAAGGTGTTAGCATTTTCACAAAAAAGCAAGCGTACTATTACAAAGTAGTTGCATTTACTCTGTACTATGTTGTATAATTAGAAATTATCGGCAATACGTATATTATACATTGTCACAACTTACACTATAAACAAATAAAGGACTCATTAATGAGCAACCTCGAAGATCAGCAAATTGTAGAAATTGAAAACCGTTACTGGGTAGACATGTGGAATTCACTGGAACGTCTACAAGATAACAAAGATTTCCAAAGAGTCGTATTGGACGGCTACTTTAAAGATAGGGCAATAAACGGAGTCAGTTTGCTGGCACAAGACTCAGTCGTACAATCAGGCCGTAGGACTGAGGTCATGGAAGATTTAATTGCTATCTCTTCCTTACAAGACCACTTTATTACAATTGAAAATTTAGGAAATATACCCGCTGAATCAGAAGATGACCTAGAAGCCTAGGTCGAGGGGTATAAGTAATGAGTACAATGAATGAAGAAGATTTATGGGATATGTCAGACGAAGAGCTTGAGGCTGCAGTAAAAGAGTCTAAAGCTTCTGATAAATCAGAAGAGATTGACGAACAAGTTCAAGACTCATTTCCTGAGGAAGATAGTAATCTAGAAGAAGACCTAGATTCCGATGAAGGTGATGAGAATAGTGAAGAGATAACCTCGGAAGAGGAAGAAGATGGTCCTGAACAATCTGAAGATGATGAAAGTCTTGAGGACTCTGACCATGATTCTAGCGAAGAATCGGATGAAGCCGATGCTGAAGATGAAGACACTTCAAAAACTGATGACGAGGCCTCTGATAAGAGCTCAGAATCGGATGAGGAAGAAAGTTCTGATGAAGCGGACGAGTCAGAAGATGACAAGCAGCCAGCACAGATGTATAAGTTCAAAGCTAACGACAAAGATTATGAGTTTTCTAGTCAAGAGATAGTTGACCAGTTTCCTAAAATCTTTGGGCAAGCAATGGATTACACCAAAAAGATGCAAGCCATCAAACCTTGGCGTAAGACTATTGATGCTATTGAAGGTGCAGAACTTTCTCATGAAGACGTGAGTCTTATGATAGATGTGTTGAAGGGCGATAAAGTTGCCGTTACAGAAGTGTTGAAACGAACAGGTATTGATACCCTCGAACTAGATACGGAAGGTGACAGTAAATATATTGCTAAGAATTATGGTAGAGACGATGGTGCCTTGGCTATTAAAGATGTTATTGATAGCATTAGTCAAGACGATGAGTACGCTACAACACATGGTATTATATCTAAAGATTGGGATGACAAGTCATGGGGAACCATGTCTCAAAATCCTGAGATGATTAAACTGCTGCACTCAGACGTAAAAAGTGGTATGTACAGTACGTTACAGCCCATAGCTGAAAAGCTTAAAGTCTTTGGTGGAGCAACCAAGTCGGATTTAGATTACTATAAAGAAGCCGCTCAACAGCACTTTAACAAGATTGCCCAAGAGGATGCTTTAAGTAAACGTAACCTTGAAAGAACGAGCAAAATAGAAGCTGAGGATCTTAAGAAGAGCCAACTAGCTAAAGTAAAAGCCGATTCTGAAAAGCGCGACGAAACAAAAAAGGCCTCTGTAAAGCGAAAAGCAGCTGCTCCTGCAAAGAGCGCAGCATCCGGTAGAGAAGTAGTTGATTACCTTGAAGATTCAGATGAAGCATTTGATGAATGGTATAAAGCTCTGCAAGACTCTACCTAACATTATTTTCAATTAAATAAATTAGTTAAATAGAGGACTATTTAAAATGACTACTACGACTACTTACCCAGGTGGCGGGAATACCCCCGTGTCTGGTTCTAACCGCTACGGAAACGGAACTTCTTCCGCTTCCCAAGGCGCAAACACTGTCGTTCATTTCTATGATCGTGCAGGCGTAAAAGCTGCTAACCGTGTAAACGTGTATGGCCAGTTCGCTGATCGAAAGTCTATGCCTAAAAAGATGGGTAAGACCTTTAAGATCTCTAAGTTTTTGCACATGTATGACCGAGCGCTTAACGACGCAGAGTTTGCAGCTAAAGGCTTTCTGTCTCATCGAGATATTGATGCGGTAAACACCGCTCTTTCTTCCGCTAGTTTGGCTGAAGGTGCTGGTGCAGTTAACAAGCGTACTTTGCAAAAAGTCACGATGGAAACTAGTTTGGCACGTTACGGTGAAATGATTGACTACACCGACGAAGTTGAACTGTTTTCTGAAGATGCTATTCAGGTACGTTACCGTGAAGAGCTCGGAGAATTGGCTAACTCTCGTATGGAAGACTTGGTCCAATTGGACATGCTTTCTACTGGTACAGTTATCTATGCTGGTTCTGCTACTGACGTAAACGAATTGGATGAAGATTCTACAGTTTCTTACGATCTTATTCGAAAGGCAGTACGTAAACTGGTTCGTAACCGAGCCACCAAAAATACCACTATGGTAACAGGTTCTACCAAGATCGACACTCGTACTGTTGATAAAGCGTTTTACGCTATTATCGGTGCTAATGTTAAAGGTAACCTAGAGAATCTTATTCGTGGTTCTGGTGCTGAGACTGAATACGTCTATGTCCCTTCCCACAAGTATGGTTCAGCTGGTTCCTTGGCTGAAGGTGAAGTTGGTGCTATGCACGAAGTTCGCTTCATCGAATCTGAATCCGCTGTAGTATACACAGGCCAAGGCGCTGCTGTTGACGCTGCCGAGGCTACCGATGCTTATACTGGTGACCTTAGTGTTACTACTTACGCTGATGAAGCTGCTGTAATCGCTGCTCGTGGTGCTACTGCACAAGTTTGGGACAGAGATACTGATGCGTACGTAAACAGTGGTGCAACCACTCCTGCGCTTAAGTACTTTGACGCATTCCCTGTTCTCTTCCCAGCCCAAGGTTGTTTCGCAACTGTAGGTTTGAAAGGTATGAACAAAATGAAGTTCCACTCAAAGTCGCCTCAAGTGGTTGAAATCGGTAACCCTTATGGCACTAACGGCTTTTTCTCCTACAACTTTTGGTACGCTGGTATCATCCTAGAAGAAGAAAAACTGCTTAAAGTTATGGTTACTGCTGACGCATAAACCTAGCTCTCAGGAATACCCCTCTTCGGAGGGGTAAATCCTTTTAATAACAATACTATTAGTGTAGACTAGTAGTTCACTTACTACTTACTGTCTAAACAACCTCAGGGATTTAGAATTTTATGTCAGATTTACAAGAACTAAAGAACGAAGCAGATGAGCTGGGTGTAACTTACCCAAAGAATATTACGGCTAATAGTCTACAAAAGAAAATTGAAGACTTTTATGAAGCTAAAGAAAAAGCTGCACCAAAAATACAGGTAGTTGAAGAAACTCCTGAAGATGAAGACGAAGACGAAGACGAAGTAATTGAAGCTCTTTCTAAGAAAGAACTCTTTAACTCCGTAAGAGTTAAAAGAGAAAAAGCAGCTAGAGAGACCCGAGTTGTTGCTATTGTCGACAATGACCAAAGAGTTAATAACCATACCACTACTTGTACGGTAAATTGCTCTAATGAGTACTTTGACCTAGGTACACGTATTCTACCTTTAAATGAAAATATAGAAGTTAGTGTAGGCCATCTACGTACTCTTGAGAGAGTTAAGATTCCTCTCCATATGCGGGATAACAAATCAGGATTGTCTTCAGTACGATTACGACCTAGATACACTATCTCTAATATACGATAATAAAGGCCTTCGGGCCTTTTTCGCCTGAGGATACAAAATGAGTTGTGACGTAGTTACAAAGTTTACTATCACTAAAGGGTTGGATAATAACTTTGAGTTTACTATTAAAGCTCAAGGGTCAACACTGCCTATGGTGATAGTGGATCCAGGTGACACATTCCAAGCAACTCTTATAGACTTATCTGATGGCAGCACTGCTCTTACTAAAGCTTTAGTTATTACAAATGCTGTAGGAGGTAAGGTGTCCTTAACTATTACTAGTGTTGAGGCCTCTGCCCTAACTGGTGAGAAAGGATCCAAGACAGATCGCTATTACCTTCGTCCTACCTATAAGCTAGTGATAGATTGTAGTACGACAAATAATGGTGACTTTATAGCAAAGGTGCCTGAGATCTATGTCGATTGAGACAACCACTTCCATCGAAGTAACACCTAGTTCTGTAGCTACCTCAGTAGAAAACTCAGGTGATTTAGTGTCTACCACTCAGCATGACGTGTGCGTACAGCCTGCGGAAGAGCTGATTAATGTAGTAAAGAAAGAATATGCTATCGTAGGTGATGGTCTTTTTGCATCAGTAACTACTGAAGAAGCTCCTGACTGGCTTACTGGTTTAATAGACAACTTAATCGATTCTGCCCTTCTGTCGGGATTCTCTGACTATGATCAGCTTCGACAAGATGTGCTATCTGCAATAGATAGTATAGACTTAGCTAATAATAATTACGTCTCTACAGTAATAATGAATCAAACCATTGATTCTTCTCTTGTGGCTAAGGTAGACCAACTTAACGCCAACCTAGACAATAAGTTCGCTACAATAACTAATGTCGATGCGGCTTTTGTTACTTCCGACCTAGCCCTAGCCACTTCTATAAATGACGTTAAGGCCGAATTTACTGATGAGATAGATGCTAGAGTAACCAGTATGACTTCTGCTCTTGCCAACGCAGATTCCGCAATAGCTAGTGATCTTACGGCACTTAGTTCTGTGTTTACAGACCAAGAGAGTGACCTTTCCGGCGTCGCGGATGCGGTATCAGGACTCCAAACGTATGTAGGTGTCGACGCTGCTAATATACCCAATTCCAGCGGTATAGATGCTACTCTTGCTGCACATGCAGAATCTTTTACGAATTTAAAGGCATCACTAACAGATGGCCCAACTACTGCTAGTGCACTAACTTCATTAAGAACAGAGTCACGAGCTTATACTGATGGAGCAGCTACCGGAGTAGAAAATAAATTTGCCTAC